TAAAATCCCATTGGATTACCCACGGTATATTTGATCGATTCTCCCGAATTCGGAAGGGCGAAAGGCTCTCCAACCATAAGGTAGGTCCAGGAGTCAATCTTATCCTCTGGGAATAAACCCTTGAGGACAATGCTTATTAATTCGATAGGAAACCGATCAGTAGCTTGATGTAAATCAAGACTATAGAAAGGACCTTCGGATTCGTAACATTTTCAGATTTGACCCCCCTGATCGAAGGTACAGTCTTGACGGATCCTCCTTAAAACCTTAAAAAGCGTTTTATGGAAGGGTAAAAGAACACTCTGTGTAAAGTAGTCGCCTATGGCAACTACCCTAACTTTGTCTTCTTTATCCGGAAAGTATTGTAACCTTCGGAGTTGAGGTGATCGTGGATGTTCTTTGTAAGGGAACATCTGTGGTCAGAGCTTCGAATACTTCTTTAAGAGATCAAAGCGAGAGGAAAATAACTCTCCGCCTAGATTCTTTAGATGTGTTTCGAGCTCCCCCCCTATAAGAGAAAGATCTTTCCATCAACTTCAGAGAGCGTGGCCGTTAGGCCCACTCTTAGTCGTAAAATGGAATCTCTCAAATAGGGGCATCTTCAACGATCTACGTGCCTTTTGGTGGTAGCCCAGACACCGGTAAAATCCCGGGACTAGTTTCGCCAATTCTGAAAGGATATAGTCCAACTTCTCTGAGCGGTTGGGGTCAGTAATGGCTCCATAGTTCGGTGAAGTACCGACTGAAAGGGCCCTAGTTCCGTAAAGCTGTGAAAGGACGACACGCTTTTCAGCGTGAGATCCCCTCCGTGCTATACGTAGTAGGTCACCTCCAAGAGACAATGGTAGTCCGTCTTTGGTAAGGGGTATTCCTTCTGACTTTTGCATCTCTGGTTGACCAGAGAGGTACCGAGTAAAGTAGTTTCGTACCTTTTTATTGTACTTAACCATCTCTACGAGGCCCCGGTTCATAGCGAACCTGCGAAGAAAGTCGGAATAACTCTTCCCTAGACCTTCTAAGTGTTCAATAGTAGTGAACTCTCCCAAAAGGAGTGTACACTTTCTTGAGAACATGAAGAAGTCGTCAATCTTCTTCGTGTTTTTATCTTTATCCACTTTGTGGATGGGTATGATACGAGAAGATCTAGACATCATCGATTGTTCTTTTGATCGCTGATTTCTTAGGAGGGTGATCATTTTCCAACTAAGGTTTGGGTTCTAATCAGTTATAGGACGGAGTAGCGCAGAG